TAATTTATGTGCAGTAACTAATAATATTAATGAAGAATATTTTATAATCAATGGTAAACCATTAAAATCAATAAATCAGTATTATAATAAAATGCTTGCAAAATATAAAAGTGATTTACCAAAGAATATTTATACATCTAATAAAATAAGGAAATTAACGAATAAGAGAAATGATAAGATAAATTGTGAAATTCACAAGGTCACAAAATATCTTGTGAGCTGGTGTGAGGAGCACAACGTATCAAATATTATAATTGGATATAATAAAGAGTGGAAAAATGAATGTAATATGGGTAAGAAAAACAATCAAAAGTTTATTCAAATACCATACCTTGATCTATTAAATACATTAAAGTATAAAGCAAGGTTAGTAGGAATAGATATAATATTGACGGAAGAATCTTTTACCAGTAAATGTTCGTTTTTTGATCATGAAGAGATGAAACATCATAATAATTATCTCGGAAAAAGAATTCATAGAGGACAGTTTAAAACAAACGAAGGATTTAAAATTAACGCAGATATGAATGGATCATTAAATATATTTAAAAAAGTAGTTCCCGAATTTATTGAAGGGAATAGAGGGTTCGCAGTCAACCCAAGAAAAGTCACGTTATAGACTTCCTAAAGTTTTTGATAGAAACTTTCTATAATTTTCTATTTAAAAACAAACTGTATTAATATTGGAGAAGTAGCTAAATTTAAACAGGTTAGATGTGAATGTGGTGAATTCCAAGATAGTCGTAATAAAGCTTGGACCAATTCTATTAATTTTTCAGATGTTGATCATATTGAAAAAGAACTGAATGAATCCGTTAAAGTAGAAGATTATGAAAATGTAGCATTTTTAATAGATATTATGATAAAAATGAATACATAATTATGATAATATTTCATATTTGTACTATTATTTCTGATATATGTGCTATTATAACAATTCTTTTATGTAATGCCGCTATATTAAATAAATTAACAGAGCCACATGAAAATGTAGAATGTTTATATAAATATTCATATAATGAAAATTATTTAGGTTGTAAATGGTTTTATATTTTTATTGTGCTTAATGTAATATGTTATTTGTTTTATAAAAAAATTAAAAAAATAAGATTACTAGATTATTATAAATATAAAATTAATTTTTATGAAGATTTATTAATTGATAAAGATTTTTATGATAAAAATGAAATAAATATTTTTAATAAATATATTAGTAAATATAAAAGATTATTAAAATTAGAACAATTAAAATAAATTAAATTATGAAAAAAGATAAATTGATACCATTTTTTAAAATAATTGGAACATTTCAATTAATATCATTATCAGCAATTGTCATGACATTTTTATTTAATGTTAATTATATTCAATCTAATTGTATGTATTTTATTACGATTTCAGTAATAATTCAATTATCAATACTAATTATTTCAGCATTAGTTTGTATTATTGTATATTTTATGATGCAACTTTCAAATAATAAATATGAGGAATTTAGAAAAAATATTCCTGAATATATTTATAAATCTGAAATATATTCAACTGAACCTATATCAGACAAATCAGAAAAAATAATCATATCAGATATAACTGATAACTGTTATATTAATGGATATGGAAATTATGATCCTAATAATCCTTAATTTATGTCAAACAATAGTCCAGATTTACCTGAATATGTTTATATTCATAATGTTGAATATAATACAATAACAGAATCATTACCATTAAAAAGTGATGATTTAATTGTCATTTCAATTAATCCGTTAAATGATAAAGCATTGAAAGTTAAATTGTCAACTATTAAAAAAAACTGTTATATTAATGGATATGGATATTATGAACCGTAAAAAAATAAAAAATAAATATGGAATATTGTAATGTTGAGATTCAAATTGATTTATTTGATTATAAACGAAGTTTTTTAAAAAATATAAATACTGATGATCTTGAATATGAATTAAAAAGGCGTAAAGAAGAAGATATTTACATTAATGATAAAAAAATATTATATCATGATATTGATATTGATTTAAGTGATTTTGAAACAGATATATTAGATAAATTATATAATGATGAATTATCAAATGAATTGAAAAATAGAGGATTTATTGTACTTGGAAAAAATGAATATCCGCCGACAAATTTAGCAACAAAAAATGATATTTGTAAAATATTAGGATTGAGAGAATGGTCAACTAAAGAACAGATTCTTAATGAACTAAATAACATATTATAATATGTTTAAACAAGGAGATAAAATAGTTAATAAATCAGGTAATTTCAAAATTTATACATTTAAATCATATTATCACCATAATATAGAAGCTAATGCATTTCTTGTTTATGAAGATAATAGATTCCATTTCTTTGATGATTATTTTAATGATATTAAATATGAGTATATTTTATTATCTGAATATAGAAAGCAGAAACTTAAAAAATTAAATATATGCTCACAAATTTAGATATTAAAAAAATTAAAATAGGTGATAATGTTATTTGTATTAATATAGCTATTACCAGTAATCTTTTGAAATTAAATAAATCATATGAAATTCAAGAAATTCTTCTTAACACCAGTGGTAATTATTTATTTAAATTAGTTGAAATCGATAAGTATCCTTTCTTAATTGAAAGATTTATACTTGATTTAAAAACGATAAGAAAAAATAAATTATCTAAAATCTTAGCTAATGATTGATATAGAAAATATTAAAATAGGTGATCTTGTTATTGTTATTGATAATAGTAATATTTTTTTGAAATTACATAAATCATATGAAATTAAAGAAATTATACCTTTTTATGATATCGATGCTTATTTTCATTTTAATATTTTAAAAATGATGAACATATATTCAATTGATAGATTTATATTTGATTTAAAAGCAATTAGAAAAAATAAATTATCTAAAATATTATATAATGCTTGATTCTAAAAATATTAAAATAGGTGATACCGTTATTTGTATTAATAATACAAATAATGAAAATAAATTAACAATTAATAATAAATATACAATTAGTGAAATATTTGATATCAAATACTTAAATTATAATAGATATTTTGTAATATTATTAGAAACTGGTAATATTAAATATTATTTATATAGATTTAAGTTAGATATTAAAACTATCAGAAAAAATAAATTATCTAAAATATTATCTAATGATTGATGTTAAAAATTTAAAAAAAGGCGATTATGTAGTTGTTATTAATAACAATAACACTATATTAGAATTAGATAAAACTTATAAAGTTAAACAAATTTTATATAGTATTAAATTTGATAAATATTATATAACTTTGATTGGACATAATGATTTAATATATAGATTTAGAAGATTTAAATTAGATATTAAAACAGAAAGAAAACATAAAATAGAAAAAATTAAAAATTATGAAAGTATATAAAATTTATGAAACAGCATATAGATATGGTGATGAACAAGGTCCTGATGAAACAATTTTTTCATCACCAGAAGTTAGAGATGATTATTTTAAAGAATTATTTAAAATGTCTAAAGAAAATAAGGATTTAACTGAGAGAGAAGTGAATTAGTTTGGTTAAAATATTTAAATGTTACAGATAAACTTATAGAGCGTGAATATGAGTTTAAGTTATTTGGAGAAGTTATTTCTATATCATATAGTTATAATAAAAATATATATTCAAAAATTAAATAATATGGCCGCATCAAAAGATAAAGTTAAAATTGAAGATGGAGTATATAATTCAAATTGGACTGCATATAATTTAACAATATTATCTAATGAAGATAATTCTGAATTAGTAACGGTAAAAACAATTATGGGAGTAAAAGGTATTAATATTCTTGAAAAAGTTGAAGTTAAAAACGGATTAGTATATTTTTGTTTTAAATGAAAATTATGATAAATAAAAAAGTTTAATATAAATATTTAACTATTTATTTTCATTTATATGATAAATATTTACTATCTTCGTAAATATGAAAATATTATATTAATAATAACTCATTAAATATTTATAATTATGAAAACAAAAAAAACTAATTTTGTTTCCTCTCCTAATTTTATTTCTTCTATGAATTGCGGTCATCAAAATTCAGATGATGTATTTGATAATTATATAAAATCAAATAGTATTTGGATTAAATTCAAAAATAAAAATAAAATTCCAGCTAAATATATCACAGATGAAAATAAAGATTTATTTATTTTCATGCTTAGTTCTGGAATGAACGCTGAACAAGTATTTTTAAGTAAAATTAAAGAATTAGAAAATATATGCAAAAAATAACAAGTTTATTGGATATCAATTATATTATAAATAATAGAGTTGATTTAAAGGATGATAAAGGTTATGTGATACCTTTTGTGAGATTTATGAGTTACTCATTAATTCAAGTTGTGAGATTAATTAATACTGGAAATTACACTTATAATTTAAAATAAATATGACAAAAGAACGATTAATATCATTTGAAACTGCAAATTTAGCAAAACAAAATGAATGTAATATTAAATGTAAAAACTATTTTGAAGATCTTACAGATTGTATTTTCAGCGGAGAAAATAAAGAAGATTCTATATTTGATTGTAAATTTGATCACCCTAATATATATGCAAGACCTACTCAATCAGAGCTTCAATTGTGGTTCAGAGAGCATGAACAAATATTTATAGAAATTAATACTGATTGTACTACAGAGCCTAAATTTTGTTTTAGTATTGATAAATTTATTGGTAATCCTTTAGATTTATCTGAACGAGAATGGTCTTGGTATCATCATAAAGATGTTATATTTTATTTATATCGTAGTTATGAAGATACTTTAGAAGAAGCATTAAAAGAATCATTTAAAATAATTAACATTTAACACTTAGAAAAAATATGAAAACATTAAAAATTTATTGCGGAGTAACAATAGAAGATAAATGTAATATACAACGCCATCCACTAACTGAAGTACAAAACGCTACAAATCTTGTTCGTAATTTTAAAGATAATTCAGAAGAAATTGTGTATTCAAATTCACCAGATTTTGTTTCCATGATTAAATATTTATCACCTGAATATGAAATTGAAACTGAGTTCTTTCTTGACGGAATTTCTACTGGTGATGATATTGAAATGATTTTTGAAGATTTTAATAAAGCTTACGATTTAATGGATAAACTAATAGATAATGACGAATATGAAAAATGAATTTGATTTAACAAAATTGCAAGAAGTAAGTAGTATTATAATGTTTATTTATTTATTAGTACTTACAAAAGAGACACATGATAACAATAATAATGAATAATATTAATTTTTAATAATATTTAAATAAAAAAGAGCAAAAATATTTGCTCTTTTTATTTATTTATGCATTTGCATCAACTATTGTCATTTTATCATATATGAGCCTTTTAGATGCATCTGAGGCAATAAATAATTCCTTGCTATAATTATTATATACATAAGTTGCGGAAGTAAAATCTATACCAGAAAAACCATCACAAATAGTGTTCATTGTAAAATTACTTCCAATTGAATTATTATAAAAATTACTTCCAATTGAATTACTTTGAAAATTACTTCCAATTGAATTATTTTGAAAATTACTTCCAATTGTGTTCATTGTAAAATTACTTCCAATTGAATTATTACTAATAAAATTACTTCCAATTGAATTACTTTGAAAATTACTTCCAATTGAATTATTTTGAAAATTACTTCCAATTGTGTTCATTGTAAAATTACTTCCAATTGAATTATTACTAATAAAATTACTTCCAATTGAATTATCATAAAAATAACTTCCAATTGAATTATCATAAAAATAACTTTCAATAGTGTTACTTTGAAAATAATTACCAATAGTGTTACTTTGAAAATAATTACCAATAGTGTTACTTTGAAACCTACTTCCAATTGTGTTATAACCACCGTTATAACCAAAATAACTTCCAATTGTGTTAGTACCAAAATAACTTCCAATTGTATTAGTACCAAAATAACTTCCAATTAAATTATTGTTAGAATTACTTCCAATTGAATTATAATTAAAATAACTTCCTATTGTATTATAATTAAAATAACTTCCAATTGAATTATAATAAAAATTAATTCCAATTGAATTACTTTGAAAATTACTTCCAATTGAATTACTTTGAAAATTACTTCCAATTGAATTATAATAAAAATTACTTCCAATTGAATTATAATAAAAATTACTTCCAATTGAATTACTTTGAAAATTACTTCCAATTGAATTACTTTGAAAATTACTTCCAATATTATTTTTGCTAAAATAACTTCCGAAAATAACATTATTAGAATCATTCATTAAATCAGTTTCAGATAAATCTGGAATTTCAATTATATTTGAATATGATGTATCATAATAAGACCAATCACTCCACATATTATAGTCTACATATTCACTTGTACATGGAATATTTATATATCCAATGTTCCAATTATTTTCACTATTACTTACATAACTCAAATTATTCCATTCAAATATTTTCCACACATTTTCATTATCAGTAGATGGATTAACATTAATTACATTATTAGATAAACAAACATATATAATTGTATTATCTGTTGTAACTACATTATTTTTATTATAAGTTGTACCTGAATCCCACATATTAGTTACATCAATCTGCCATCTACGAAACTTAACGTTTCTAAAATCAAATGGTATATCATTATTTTGTAATGTATCAATTCTTCTATAAATATAGCCTTTTGTACATCCAGGAACGTTATCTTGATTGTTATTCCAATCGTAATAAATAACATCTTGATTCCATAATGAAGAATATGATTCTGGCTTTAAAGTATTAGTTGAACTTGCAGTTACTAATAAAGGTTCTATAGGACCAGTATATAAATAATCATAAACATCTGTTCCATAATCCCATACGTTAGGTGTAGTGTTTGTAGCGAAAAATGGAACTCCGTCTGCTACATAACCTACATTACTAAAGTCATCTCCTGATGTCAATGTAGGTATTGTATATTGAATGCCTATTTGTAACGTACCGTCACTATACGAATTTTGGTTTGCGTTAGGTATAACATGAACCGTTTGGTAATCTGTAATTAAATATAATTCTCCATTTGTTAATCCGCTATTATTGATTAATGTTGTTAAACCACTATATGTTACATTAGTAACTCCACCCCCACCAGTTGTGCCTGAAAATTCGTATACTTCATTGAAATTATTATTTATTTTAATAAATGAATTTCTTAAATTGTCGCCAGTTCCATCATTTGGAGATGATCCAATATTAATTAGTTGTTTGCTCATTTTTTATTTATTATTTTTTATTATATATAAAAAAATAATAAATAAAAAAAGTAGATTTTAAAAAATCTACTTTTTTTATAATATTGAAAATATTTATTTTCTTTTAAATCTACTCTTTATTCTATAAATTATATTTGGTTTATTCCTATATTCTGGTTTATATTTATTCATATCTATAATGTTATTAAAATCTAAAAAAATATCATCTTTCATTACCTCAATATTAAATTTGTAAATTTTAATTTGAATTAATACACAAGATAATTGAATGATTATAAATATCCATGCGATTAATCTTAATGTATTATTATTTGTAATCGCTGCAATAATATTAAATATAATTGATATTATACAACAAAAATAATTAATTAAAACATAAGTAGGCTGTTTTTTTATAAAAACTAAAATTTTCTTCATAATCTTATTTATTTTTACAAATATACTAATTAAATTTCATATAAAAAAATAAAAGATAGATAATTTATTATCTATCTTAATTTTGTTGATTCTTTATGATCAACTATGCTTTCTTGGCTTAAAAAAAGTTTATATTGGCAAATTAATAATATTAATTTATATAACTATTTTAATTATAAGTTGAATTTATTTGAATTTATTAAATATTCTAAATCTTCTTTTTTTTTCAGAATAATCAAATATTGATTTATAATAAAATTGTTTTATGTAAAAGAAACCATTGGAAAGTGTATACTTTTTAATTGTACTTTATTGTTTTTGTATATAATTACCATCTTTAGTCTTTTTGAAAAATGTTTCAATTTCATATGGAATATTATCATATCTAATATATATATTGTTTTTGTACCATAATCAATATTAATATTAATATTAATATTAATATTATCTATAATTCCTATAGTATTTTCTATAAAATATTTTAATTTTGTTAATAAATCATGACTACCACCATAATCATAATTATAACTACCTACTACATAATCGCCTACTTTATATTAAAATATTATTTTATTTATTTTATTATTTATTTTATAATTAATAAATCCAGTAACAATAATAGTAGATATAATATTTGATAACGTAGATGTTGTTGTTGTCAATCCAGATAATTCAGTTGTTGATGTTGTTGTCAATCCAGATAATTCAGTTGTTGATGTTGTTGTCAATCCAGATAATTCAGTTGTTGATGTTGTTGTTGTCAATCCAGATAATTCAGTTGTTGATGTTGTTGTCAATCCAGATAATTCAGTTGTTGATGTTGTTGTTGTCAATCCAGATAATTCAGTTGTTGATGTTGTTGTTGTCAATCCAGTTATATAATCAATAGAAACCGCAGCAGCTATAAATTGATATGTATCTCCTGTATTTGTTAATATAGGTTTTTTATCGTTGTATGTTTTTACTGCTATTGCGATATCTGCAGGATTAACTGTATTACCAGATGCAATTAATGATAAAATATTATTTTTTGCTAATGTATCTCCACTATTTGTGCTGGATAATATTTTTTTCTGATCTTCTGTTGGAAATACTCTATCTTTTGGTATCCAAACTCCTTCGCTTAATGATATTAAATTTGTCATATGATTATTTTTATTTCTATATATAAAATTATAATTATAAATAAAATATAAATAAAAAATTCTTAGTTAAAAATATTTAACTGAGTCTTTTTATTTTATGCATTTGCATCAACTATTGTCATTTTATCATATATGAGCCTTTTAGATGCATCTGAGGCAATAAATAATTCCTTGCTATAATTATTATATACATAATTTGCGGAAGTAAAATCTATACCAGAAAAACCATCACAAATAGTGTTCATTGTAAAATTACTTGCAATTGTGTTCATTGTAAAATTACTTCCAATTAAATTACTTTGAAAACTACTTCCAATAGAATTATAATAAAAATTACTTCCAATTGAGTTAATAGAAAAATTACTTCCAATTGAGTTAATATTAAAATTACTTCCAATGGTGTTAGGACCAAAATTACTTCCAATTGAATTATCATTAAAACTACTTCCAATTGAATTATTTTGAAAATTACTTCCAATTGAATTACTTTGAAAATTACTTCCAATTGAATTATTATTAAAACTACTTCCAATTGAATTACTTAGAAAACTACTTCCAATTGAATTATTATTAAAATTACTTCCAATTGAGTTACTATTAAAATAACTTCCAATTAAATTATAATAAATATTACTTCCAATTGAATTATTTTGAAAATTACTTCCAATTGAATTAATTTGAAAATAACTTCCAATTGAATTATTATTAAAATTACTTCCAATTGAGTTACTATTAAAATAACTTCCGAAAATAACATTATTAAAACCAGTCATTAAATCAGTATCAGATAAATCTAGAATTTCGATTATATTTGAATATGATGTATCATAATAAGACCAATCACTCCACATATTATAATCAGTATATCCAGTTGAGCATAATATTTGAGTATTTCCAATATTCCAAGATTCCGATGATGTACTAACATAACTCAAATTATTCCATTCAAATAATTTCCACACATTTTCATTATCAGTAGATGGATTAACATTAATTACATTATTAGATAAACAAACATATATAACTGTATTATCTGTTGTAACTACATTATTTTGATTATATGTTGTTACAGAATCCCATATATTAGTTACATCAATCTGCCATCTACGAAACTTAACGTTTCTAAAATCAAATGGTATATCATTATTTTGTAATGTATCAATTCTTCTATAAATATAGCCTTTTGTACATCCAGGAACGTTATCTTGATTGTTATTCCAATCGTAATAAATAACATCTTGATTCCATAATGAAGAATATGATTCTGGCTTTAAAGTATTAGTTGAACTTGCAGTTACTAATAAAGGTTCTATAGGACCAGTATATAAATAATCATAAACATCTGTTCCATAATCCCATACGTTAGGTGTAGTGTTTGTAGCGAAAAATGGAACTCCGTCTGCTACATAACCTACATTACTAAAGTCATCTCCTGATGTCAATGTAGGTATTGTATATTGAATGCCTATTTGTAACGTACCGTCACTATACGAATTTTGGTTTGCGTTAGGTATAACATGAACCGTTTGGTAATCTGTAATTAAATATAATTCTCCATTTGTTAATCCGCTATTATTGATTAATGTTGTTAAACCACTATATGTTACATTAGTAACTCCACCCCCACCAGTTGTGCCTGAAAATTCGTATACTTCATTGAAATTATTATTTATTTTAATAAATGAATTTCTTAAATTGTCGCCAGTTCCATCATTTGGAGATGTTCCAATATTAATTAGTTGTTTGCTCATTTTTATTTATTATTTTTATTATTTTTATTATTATTTTTATTATAAATAAAATTATAATTATAAATAAATTAATATAAAAAATATTTATATTAAAATTATTTTATGCTATTTTTAACCTGCTGGTATTTAATATACTATTTTTAAAGAACCTGTTGTTGTATATAACTGTCCAACTGTTAATCCAGATGAAATTGCAGTAGCATTATCAGGATATTCAATCAAGGACTTAAAATCAACTGCGTTTACATAAATCATTTCTGATAAAATAGGTTGAATATGAGTAGGATCAGGTATAATGTAAGGTGAATTTACCTCCCTAGTTGATTTTAAAATATTCCCTGCTATTGAATTTGTCTCGTTAATATAGTTAATTAAATCAGAAATATCAGAACTTTGAGGTACTGAAAAAGTACTACCAGTCATAATAAAACCTCTTGAATCTGGTATAACGTGAAAGTTATAAAGTAATCCATATATTTTTTCTGGTATTATAGTTGGCATACCGTCAAACGATTGAAATACATAACGACCCTGTCCATCATCATCACCAAAAGTTAATATAGAATCTCCATTTGAATAAAATTTAGTGTATAAATTTTCTCTTAACCATATTTTATTATTAATTTTAGTTCCAGAATAAATGTGTCCTTCATAATCAGAATACGCATCATTTATAATTGTTCCATCTGTTAATAATAATTCATCTATAGTAGCATCTCTTAACAATCTAATGGAATACCCTCCAAATTTTCCATGATTATTAGTTAAATACATTGAAGTATATGAAGCATATAATGAATACCTTGTTGCAGTAGTACTATCTTGTTCAGTAGAAGTCCAAAAAAAACCTCCTCCTCCAATTATATTTGTTGGACCAGTACCAAAACTTCCATCAGCATTACTATAACCATTACCAAATAATGATAAATTAAAATTATCAGTACCATAGACAGAAGGGTTACCACTATCATTCCATCTTGGATGTACAGTGGTAGCAGCTGTAAAACCAGTTGCATTTTCCCATGTTTTACCACTATTAACCCAATCTTCACTTGCTAATTGTATATTTATCATAATTAGTTTATTTTTTATATTATATATAAAAAATATCATTCATTTTTTATTAAAAAATAAACAATATACTCATTATAAATAAAAATATTTTTAAATCAGATGAATATATTATTATATATAGTGATATGAATGGAATATATAAACCACCAAGAGTAGGAGTGAATCAAT